TTCATTTTTTTAATTTGTATGCGATAGTAACTCTTAAATCAGTGAAGTTTTTAGATGGTGACTTACCACAGTGTAACCAGTTAGATGGGAACATTATAGCACTATTTGGCATTGGATGTATAGTGCTTATCACACCATCAGGATCAAGAATGACCGTTTCACCACCCCAGGATAAATTCCAATTTCTCATTGGGTAATAAAGAAAAGTATATGCATTATCATCTTGATCATCGATATGGAATTCACCATCCAACCCAAATGTTTGACCATTTGCATAGACTCTCTCAATAGAAAGATCTTCACCAATATGAGTTTTGATTTTTGAGAATAGATCCTCAGTGAAAAAAGAATGATCCTCTAGATTCATGTACCAGAAAAAATTCTTAGAGTCTGGATTACTCAAGTGCCAGAACTCCCAATTAGGTTGGGTCAAATAATTCCAAATATTATCTACTTGCTTTTTATCAAATATATCAAGGTATTGACTAATCACGTTGTCTCCAATCATCTGGTTTATCTTCTGCCCACCAGTCTACCATATCATCGACACTTTCAAAACTTCTTTTACCGAAACGTTCGTGTCCAGTGCCACCGATGTCAAGTTGATTCAAAAAATCGTCTAGATCTCCTTCTTGCATATCAGGATTTTCTGCTTTTCTTCTTGCCTGACGAAGTATTGTTGCTGCTGATCGATTTACTTTGGCAAGTTTTTCTGCCCAAATCATATCTTCTAAACTTACTTCTTTACCCCCTACAATGTTTTCACATATTGATTCAAGACGTAGGCGATATTGTGTCGAAAGCATATCATTCTCCAGATATAACTTATTTATTTTTGGATTCTAACTCCTTCATCAACTCTTTGGCAAGTCTATTTGATCTTCTCCACATAGAATATCTTGCCCATGGTGTTTTTGGATTATGAATTGCCCACCAACGAAAGATTGCAAATTGATTCTGTATAATTTTTGTAATATAAAAGAATGCTTTTGCAATACTTTCGTCTGTGACAATCAAATAGGCGACACAGGAAAAGATAATCAGATAGACATACTGTGTGGTCATCGCCTTATTGTTTTGAGGTATTCCAGAACATGCTCACGAACATCCATCAGTTCATTATAGCACTTCTGGTTGTGAGCACATTGCCTTAGTTCATGGTCTGGTTTGTGTACACTTTCGATAAACAAGTCCAATCCTCGATTCCACTTAACGTCAGGTGTTTCGTCCATAATCTACAATGTGATTGTACTATTTAACCAAAAAATTGATCGACAGTTGTACTTGCTTTTTTAGATGCCTTAATCTGCTTTAGGATATAAGATTTGGCAGCCGTGTAATTACTAGCAGTATGAACTTGCTGCCCATTATGAATGATAATGAATTTTTTACCCGTCCAAGGGACAGCAGCCCACATACCATCTTTGGTTACATAACCATTAGGATCTCCAGGTACATTATTCAAAATGCCTTCGTTTTGAATGTTCATACCGCAGTCACACTGACAACTTTAGCAGTTGGATTTCGTGCCAGAGCAGTACGCTTAGCATCCTGATAATCCCGTGCTTCGACGTGCTCATAGAACACTTTACCAGCAACATACAATTCAACTTTGCAACGCATTGGTTTTCTCCTTAATATCAAAAATTGAGATGATTATCGATTGCAGATTGAATCTGCTCAGAAAGTTGTGTTGGGGGAAGAATGGGAGTTACTTCACCGATGTCACACTTGTAGTAATCACCAAGACCAAACTTGGCAAACACTCCATCACCATCAGCAAAATAACGACTCCGTGCCACATCATCCTCAACAACAATGACTTGATAAGTCGTGAGGCATAGAACGATTGCAACGTCGAAGGTTTGATCGTTCTTGAAGTCTTCCAGAGTCTTTTTGTTACCCTGAAAGTTCTTCATCTTTATGACTTGAGTTTGGTGTGGTGTGCGTTTGTAGAACAGATTTTGACGCATTTTCAATTCTACTTTCAAACCACCATACACAAAGTCATATCCAATTTGATCAACACGTTCCAAGTCAGAAAACTTGGCAAGTGCCTTTTCAATTGTAGTTGATTTTGTAAAGTTGTCTGCCCTAGAGGTGAATCCAGAATCATCGTAGGTAGAACGAACAACTCCAAAAACTTTGTTCCAGTTGACACCTGTTTCTAGGTGATCAATGAGATTTGCGATTGTCATAATTGAACTAACTCTGTTAGTATCGAACGGGTCTATTATAAAAGAAAGTGGTTGGTTTGTCAAGGGGTCACCGACGAACGATGCTCACTGCCACGTCACCCTGCTTGAAGATGATGTCAACCACGTTCTGAACGGACTTGGCAGTGGCACCAGATGCCTTGTCAAAGGTCGGGCAGATCACCAGACCATAGGATTTGGTGTACGATGCCAGATCACCTGCCTGAAGGGCACCAGAACGGATTCCAGCAGCATCTGAGGGGTGCAGACGCAGTGTACGTCCGACCGTCTGACCGATGCCCACAACGTCCATAGAACGCATGAATACAACTGCCTCCAGTGCCGAAATGTTGATGCCTTCGGCAAGGATACTATGATGAAGAACCACAAACTTCTTGTCAGCATCCTTACCCCATGCATTCAGAGTGTCAAAGAACACCTCACGGTTGACCTTCTGACCATCAATGAATGCACCGTGCTTAGCAGTAATGTGCATCACAGAATAACCCTCTTCGGCAAGTTGATCGGCAAAGTCAGTTTGAGACAGCAAACCAATAATGTGCTTGGTTGCCTTCGCACAAATCAGAATCTTGTTGACAGGATTCTCAGAAATCACCTGCAGCAGATACTCACAGTCACGTTGAGCAATATCCTCACCCTTGACAGACAGACGCATTTGAGTTGCAATCACCTTAGGAGGAATGATATAACCATTCTCCACCAGTTCGGGTGCAGGAACCTTAGCAATGATGCTACCGTAGACTGCAGTATCATTCATACCAGGTTTAGAAATCGTGGCAGAATACTTCGGAGTTGCAGTAAAAAAGTAGCAACGATTTGCTTCCTGAGAGAAGTGCTCAACAGCAGGAAAGAAATCACGACGAACAGAATTGTGTGCTTCATCAAAATAAATGGTATTCACATTGATGTCTGCCTTGGCAATCTGCTGCAGAGAATTGTAGGTCGTAAAGATCAGTTTGTGACCTTGAGTTTGCTCTACCCAAGTACGAATCACATTCGGACGAGTGCTGCTGAAGTGGTGCGTCTCACCAGTGTGCACGTGCAGAACACGGGCATTGGTGATAAACTCAAGATACTCGGAAGAAAGTTGCTCTGCCAGAAGAATGCGTGGTGCCACAACTACAATCGTCTGAGCAGTTTCTTTCAGAAACTCTTGAATCGCATCGAAAATACCCACATTGGTCTTCCCACCACCAGTCGGAAACACACAGATACCCTTGTCATTCTGACGCAGTGCATCCAGAGCAATCTGCTGGTGAGGTCGGAGTTGAATCACAGGTCTCATTGCGTATGAAACTATTATAGCAGAAAACCGTCCCTGGTGCGACCCAGTGGACGGTTCTTAAAGTGGCTCAGACTCTCATCTTCAACCAGGACAAAGGTAGTCTATAGGGTTTTTATGAAGTTGTCAAGTGTTATACTGCGGTTGTAATACCGAACCAGTTACCTTTTAGTCTGACTTCTAATCTGTCTGTTGTTGAATTATAAATGATTGCTCCACTCTGAATACCAGCAGTTGTCATAGTATTACGTTGAGTGGTTGTCATTGTTGGTGGAACAAATGCGCCAAATCCACTGTGATTATTTGTATATGTCGCAACACCACAGAAAGTTGTTGCAGCAACAGCAACTTTTAACTGAGATGCAGTTATGTCATAAACAATTCCACCAGATGTAAGTCCATCTGGTGTTGCTAAGTTTGCTCTAGCATGTCCTGCCCAATTTCCAGCACTAGGACCAGCAACATTAGGGTTCCACAATTGACTTACATAGTAAATATCTGACGTTGATAATCTTGGTGGTATAAAGTAAGAGCTATTTGCACTATTGCCATATCCAACATCAAATGTAGATCTAATGTATAGTGTATTAAATCCAACTTTACATAGATTATTATTGATAAATTGTAGACCCATTCCAATATTTTGTGCTCCAGTTAAACCTGGCCAATTTCCTGTTTCACTAGATGCAAGTGAAGGATGAACTGCAATATAATCTTGAGAAATGATGTTAATGCCACCAGATCTTATTTGTATATCACCATAACCAGAGAATGGGAGAATGCCATTATTTGGAATAGTTGTTTGATAGTTTGCTAATAAAGTTTGATTTCTAGGATCAAAAAATCCTGTCGTTACACCAGCAACATAATCATAATAAATTTTTGACGTAGCAAATCCAAGATCGGCATTTCTTAAAGTTGCTGGGCTGTAAATGTTTAATGGACTTGCAAAACCAGATGTTCCAATATTAACTCCACCAAAGAATGTAGTAATACCAATAAAAGATGAGACACCAGTTGCATTAAATGTACTTGTAACTTTTAACTGATTAAATGTTGATAATCCAGATTGAGTGTTAAAGTTTTGAGTTGTTGAGAATGTAGATAAACCAGTAACTGTGATGTTAGAGAATGTTGAAAGACCTGCATTTATACCAGCATCTAAGTCTAATCTACCTCTAATTTTGGTATTACCATTCACCATCAATGAATATTGAGTGTCTGTTAATAATGGAACACTTTCATTGATAGACACTCTGCCGTCATAATTTAGATTTAATAATACTTTCGCATCAGAACCAGTTTTGAAGAAATATCCTCCAGTTTGAGTTCCAACTACAGCACCATTTCCTTTGTGAGTATGGAAATTAACTTCCCCAGAACCGTTATTATCAAGGTCTAAAACTTGTGTAAGTGGATTATATCTAATTCTCGCAGTGTTATTTCCACCCAATGCTTGTGAACCAAGACCGATATTTGCACTTCCTTGTTTAGAAATAACTTCTAATGTGGTTGTAGCATCTTTTACGATTGCAAAATCAGAGGTAAAGGTATCAGTTCCGACTCCAAGAGTTTCTACTCTAATCTTGTTTAGAGTCGTTATACCAACAGATCGATTAAGGTTAGAAGTAATTAAATCTGGTAATCTCGCATCATTAATTGTTCCAGTTGTAATATTTGCACCATCGTAAAGATTTAAGGCAGTAGTTGCAATACCAACTAATCTTCCATCAAATCGTATTGCAGTTACAATGCCACTACTACCATTTAATGATATGGCATTACCTACGTCAAGTTCTGCACTAATCGTTGTAAATCCAGTAACATTTAACTGCTGAGTTGTAGTTACACCTGAGATTTGAGCATTATTTGCTACTCTAATATTTCCTAATGTATCAATAAAGAATAATTCATTATCAGAACCTGAAAAATAATTTGAGAAGTAGTAAGAAGATGTACCACTTACACCTGCTCTAAAATATTGAGTAGTCCCTACTTGTTGAATGTTTCCTGTATTATTAAATTGTATTTGACCTGGTGTAATATAAGTTCTTGATGTACTACTTAAAACATCAACTGAACCAGCATTTCCTGCAGATGAACTACCAAAAATTCCAGCTGGTGCTGCTCCAGTAACAGTTAATGCATTGGATTCAAGTCTTCCAAAAACTGTTGCACCATAACCTGTGGTTTCAAATTCTTTGCTATTATCATAATATAGTGCAACTGATCCATCTTGAGTGATTGTAATTGCAGTTTCTGCGGCAAATCCAGATGCTCCAGTAGCAAAAGTATAATCTTTGGCACGAATATAAAAATCAGTATTTGTTCCACTAAACTCATTACGGGTGGAACCGGAATTATAGTATAATTTTGCTGTCTGGGATGAACCACCAAGTATTAAACCCGTAGATGCAAGATTATATTCACCTAAAATAACATCACTTTGGAAAGTAGAAAGACCCGTTACTGTTAAGTTTGTTGCACCAATTCCACCTCTAACATCTAATGTTCTTGTCGTAACTGTTGTACCAATACCAACATTACCGTTAAAACCAATCAAAAATGCAGTTGAACCAACACCAACTTGTAAAGGACCCAATGAAACGGGTAAAACTCCATCAGTAAAAGGCCCTTGATAAATGTTAAATGATGTTGAGAGTGTTCCAGCATTTTTTACCCAACCATCAGTGGCAATCGCAATGACATTTGCTAGTAAAGCACCATCACCACGGTAGGAAACTGCACTAATAATTCCAGTCGTTGGGTTAAAAAATACACTACTCCCAACAGTAACTAAAGATTGAAATGTAGATGCCGATGATACTCTTAGTAATGTTGATTCTAGTAATCCATTAACTCTCGCAGTACCATAAACATCTAGGGGTCTGTTTGGTGCCGACGTTCCGACACCAACATTTCCTCTTCCATCTACAAGGAACTTATCATTATCAACCTGTACACCACTTCTGAAATTAAAAGACTTCCTATAATTTGCCATCTTCTATGGTTTTTAGTTATTTATCTTGTAATTTTTGCTCTAGTTTTTCAACCTTTGCAGTTAACTCTTTAATTGATTCAATAAGAAGTGGAACTAACTTATGGTAATCAACTGCAAGATAACCATTATCTCTTTCAATCACCGCTTCTGGTAGAACTGCTTGAATCTCTTGTGCGATTACACCAACATCATTACCTTCTTTGCCAGATTGTTCGTTCCAAGTATAAGTATTACCACTAATTGAGATAACTTTAGCAAGAGGATCATTAATTGGAGTAATGTTATCCTTTAATCTTTGGTCAGAAGTATAGAATGCTGTAATATCACCAGTTACTCTTAATTCACCGTCAACAGTTGCAACAGAACTGGTCATTGTCAAGATATCATTATATGTTCCACCAGAATCTTTAACATTGAATGCTATTGATCCACTATTTGTGGTGTTGTAAATACCAAATATTCCATCACCACCACCATTACTACCAATATCACCAACACCAATTCCAGTAGTTGTGTGAGTTAAACTTAAACTATCTGCAGCAAGTGATCCAGCAATTAATGCAGTTCCTTGAACGTGTAATTTATTATTAATAGTTGCGGTTCCAATACCAAGATCACCATCACCATCGAGGATCATTTGATCCACATTATTCATTCTGAATCTAATATTTTTAGTAGATGGTCTATTAATATAGAGATCAGTATCACCTACTCTTGAAATGAAATTATAATCATTATCAGAAGTGCTGCCATTTAAAGTAATACCATTATATCCAGCATAAACCTCACCGATTCTGACAAATCCCAATCCACCTTTAACATCTAATTGTTCTTGTGGGGATGTTGATCCCACACCGACATTACCACCACCTGTAATTGTGATAGTAGGATCTGTAGTATCTTGGTGACGAGCAGTAAGTTGAAGTTTATTGTCTGCTGTAGTTCCGTCTGCTCCAGCATCAAAGTAAATTGAACCTTTGTTTCCGATACTACCATTATCAGATCTTGCCATAAATGACAGAGATGCTGGTTCACCAACACTAATGTTTTCAATTAAACCAATTTCATCATTGGCAATATGAGTATGTGCGGCAAAGATGTGGAATCTCTTTGTTGGATTCGTGGTTCCGATGCCAACATTTTGATTAATAATTAGATTCTTAGAAATTGCGGCGCCACCAGCAACACTTAAAGCAGAAGATGTGCTTCCAAAACCAACTGCCTGATTAGTGCTAGTTGAGTTAATAACACCAAATGTTACGTTATTTGCAACTAAATTATTGGCAGTTAATGTGCCACCAATACTTACATTCTTTGCAATACCAACACCACCTGTAACCACCAAAGCACCACTGGTAGTAGAAGTAGAATCAGTTTCATCTCTAACTGTAAGAAGGTGTCTGATTAAGACTGGTGCAGTAAAGTTAGTTTCCCCATTAATGTTAAGTGGTCCATCAAATTGAGAAAGAACGGTATTTGAACTACCACCTTCAACAACAATTCTTTCTTTTACAGTAACTTCATCAAATACAACACTTAATCTTGATGCATTTTCACCAGTAATTGTTGGTGTTGGAATATCATAAGTAACAATTACCCCACTTGCAGCAGATGACTTAGAGTTTCCTTGGAAAGAGTCACCTCTGTTGTTCATACCAGTATAAACAACAATACCACCTCTCTTCTCCTGAGATTGTGCAAGGAATTCTTCTCTTTCGGATAGAGATCTAATTTGAACTTGTGGTAAACCTGTTGAGTAGTTTCCAGGTCCATAACCAAGATATTCAAATGTATGACCCGAAGCTCTCATTGTCGTGGGTCTACGAATCTCCAGAGGAACTGGATCGATTTTTCTAATAATTGATCCAACATCATGAGATACTTTTCTCGTAGCAAGAGAACCACGTAGAACCGTAATTTCATCATTATTTGTTCCACCAAGAGTGTTACTTGCCACTCTCATGATTTCATCATCAATTTGAATGTAAGACCCGTAAGAGAATCTTGATGTCGTTCCTATTCCAGGGGAAGGTACACTAATTCTAATTCTTGTGTCATCAGTAAATCCAACAACATAAGCTACCTCCTTATCAAGAATGAAGGTTGATCTTGTGCTTAGATTTTCTAGTGTTGAGTCTGATGAACCATCATTTGATGCAAAACCATGCTTTAATGCAAACGATGCCGTAGTAATTCCTGAAGTAAGAACATTAAATGTGTTGACACCAACTCTTGAATTGACAAAATAGTCTCCAAGATTATTATTACTGCTATCAAGAAGTCTAATCTTATTCCCTGCTACCAGACCATGAGCAGATGAACAAGTAAACGTTGTGATTCCTGCACTTGCATTTGATGCTAATGAAGTTATCGAAGCAGAAAGACCAGTTAATAGTAAATATTGACCGACTAATGGGGTTGGATCTCCAGCAGTTCTGGCAATTGCAATTCTATTTGGTGCTGGAATACTGGTGATGCGATAATAACCATCTGCGGTAGTGCCAATACCAGTTGTTTGAATGACTTGTCCTAATGATGTTGAAATTCCACCAGCAGTAAGATCCAACGATACATTAGTTTGAGCACCATTATTACCAATTACACTTTCATCTAATTGATATGTTCCAGTTGTATATCCTGAACCAGGGTTAGTAATTTGAACGGAAGATACATTTGTGCTGCTGTTAACAACAACGGTTGCAGTTGCACCTTGCCAAGTATTTGTTATAGTACCATCTTTTAGAACCTTAACGTTGTAATATGTTCCGGTTTGATACCCAACACCACCAGTAGTAATGCCAACAGAAATAATACCACCAAATCCATGGTTTCTATCAAAACTTAAAGTCGCAATTCCAGTAGAACTTGTAACAGTGGTAATACCTAAACCAAATCCAAAAGACTTAGCAAACTTATCAGTTGTTTCTCTAGTTAAACTATGCTTTTGATCATTTGTAACAACTTTACCTAGAGGTGTTCTTAATGCATATGATTTTGTCGATGGTGGGTTATCATTGATGTTGTCTCTATCTAACTGGGGATAAAGGTCAACAACGTTTTGAGTATAAGTGCTATCTGTAAATTCTTCTTCTACGGTGTTTGATGCATTTAATGCAAATAAATGATAAACACCATCTTTTTGCCCTTCAATATAATCAGAAATGACTACACTTCTGTAGATAATAAAATTATCCTTAACGTCATTTCTCTCAAATCTTGGCCAAGATGTATTTTTAGTTGTTGGGAATGTTGGGAATGTAGAAACCCCTGCAGTAATTTGATATGTAAATGACATATCATTTACTACAGATTTGACATCATACTTGCCATTATAACCATACCCAAATTCACCAAATGGGTTTAGAATAGAATCCTTAATACCGTAGATTTTAACGTCATTACCAACATTAAGATTGTGTGGTTTTTCAGTTTCAACCGTTACTGTATAGACACCATTAACAGCTGCAGACCTTGAACAACTTGAAATAAATCTTGGATTTTTGTTATAGTTGTAATCAGAAGAAGTTAGATTTCTCGTAGTTGGTAAGATAAAGTCAGTATCATTTCTTACACCAGTAAAACTACTCTCTTGTATAATAAAACCAGGTTCTGGTGCTTTTGCACCTAAAAGTTCTTTTGGAATGACAACTCTAAGTTTGTAAAGTCTTTCATCTAAACTTCTTGTATCTGGAATTCTCTTAATATAAGATGCATCTGTTCTGATTTGATAACCACCGACACCAAGAGAACTTAATGTTGAGTAAATTGTATTATTTGTAGATTTTACATTGATATACCACTGTTTCTTGGTGTTATCAAACTGAACAGGGTGACCAAGATCACCAGCTTGCTTATCATGAACTCTACTAAGAATTTTTAACTTTATTCCGCCGTATACTGTTACTGGAACTCCCAAACTTGCATCTGCTTGAGATGTTGCAAGTTGAACTTCTGTTGATTGTAACGTTACTCCATCTGTTCTTGTTGCATTAATTGCAGATGTAATGACATAATAAACCGTATGTTCTGTAATATTTTCTGGTAGGTCACCATCTATACTTTGAATTGTAACTTTCTCTGCATTTTCAAGAGTGTGGGCACCACTTAAAACAAATCTATTATTACTTACTTGACTTACAGTATATTCTTTTGCACTTGAAGTAACTCCATCTGACATAACAATGTCAGCAGAATATTCAACCTTATTAATTGTTGCATATAATTTATCATTTACGGCACCACCAATGCGATATCCTTGAGTTAGAATTGGTGGTACATTATCTTGAGAGTTGAATCCAAATAGATATATTTTATTTCCAGATGGGTTGAAAGTTGGACTCGTTGTTACTCCAACATCAATTGCCTGCCAGTCAACGGTTTTTGGTGTACCAGTAATTGCTTTTGGTGTGACAACATTTGTTAAGAATAAATTATTATCTTTATCAAATGCCTTTGCTCTAAATCCATCTCCATTCAAGGAGATTTGACCAAAGTTGGAGTTGGAGTTTGTGATGCTATAGTCTGCACCAGATTCACCATCAAAATGTTTCGCAAATCCAATCGCAAAAACAGAAACAACCTGAATGAATGAATCATTAGATGCTTTAATATGAGAGGTTTCCCATCCTTTTCTGTAAATTGCAGAAGCATCTAGGTGATATGCGGTTCCAGGATCTGTTGATGATGATCTAGAAGATAGTTCTGCTCCTGTTACCTTAGATACACTAATACCAATATATTTTCTTGAGTCTTGGAAATATTTTACAAATGCACGGTCGTCTTTTTGTAGAGAAACACCAGTAAACTGAGCAACAACCATTGAACGGAAACCTGATGCCTTGCTACCATCAGCGTGCATACCGTTCATACCCCATACAGAACGTAAGGAGATATTAAAGATATATGGAGAAGCACCAGAAACAGTATCAGTTTCAATAACAACTGTTGCTGAAGAAATACTACCATTTAGATCAAGATCTCGTCTTGCATTTGGAATCAGGTAAGTAAATCTAGTGTCACTTAAAACTGTCTGAACTTTTGTTGAAATATTATAATCAGTAGGAACTACGTTTCTAATTTTAATAGGTGTCCCTTCGTTAAATTCGTGAGGAACAGAAGTTGTGACAGTAACTAAATTACTTCCAGAAGAACTAATACTGATTGAGGCAAGTGGAATTACGTCACTATCAAATGCACCTACAATTTCCCATTCTGGACGTTGTTTTGCAAATCCACCTGCATCTGCTGGGTATTTCTGATCGATTTCTCTAGTACCAGCACTAGTGCCATATGCATTCGATAACTTGGCATAGTACATATCCAGGTCAGTAAGACCCGTATTACCATATTTGTTTACGCCATCAACATATTCAAAACAAGTTAGTTTATGGTGAGAAAATGTTGGTTTTGCAGTATCAGTAAAATCAGTTGGGTTAGTATATGCTAATTCAGTTTCTCGTGCATCAAAGAATGAAAACTGCCATAAGTAACATGCACCAGTTACTCTAAAAATAGCAGACTTTGCGGCAGATGGATCTGTTGGGTTTGGGATATATTTTGGTCTAACCTTTGTCTTTCTTAAGTCAAGACCAACAATAGATACACCTCTTGGTACAATAACACCACCGTAGATGCTATTGAATTTATATAAAATGTTATCAACTTGTGTCAAATCAAAGTTTGATGACAGTGATAAACCTAATGCCGACGATGCTGTTGGATTGCTGCCACTAATACTCTGATCTGGTGCTACAACTTTTGCCGTTCCACCATCATTATAAAGTCTAAAACCAGGTCTATTATCAATTAAATGCTCACCAGGTAATAGTAAAATAGTCGTTTTTTCTGTAATATCATTATCATCACCCTTTACATATGAAAATCTTGCTGCCTCTAAAAGTGCCCTTTGAATTGTTTTAAAAGGTCTCGCAAGTGAATTTCCCTGATTATCAATACTATCAGTGGAATCAAGATCACTTGGACTTACATAAAGAATACGCCCATCAGTATTCTTTATAAAATTATCTAACTTATTAAGAGGCATTTTATTACGACTTTTAATTGTTTTCTATCTTTTATTTATGAAGTCAAATCTTCCTCGTCATATTCAAATTCAATATCATCAGGCATATCTTCAGGGTTCTCTAACTCAACTGGGAAGAAACAAGGGTGTACTTCTTCATCTATCAAGTAGAAAGAATTTCTATACAAATCATCTGGTTCAAATGATCTGTTCTTATCTGCTTCTCTACAAAGATCCTGATCATACAAATGACCTTCTGGCATTTCATCAAACGTAAAAGGTATATGATTGATGAAATACATTTTCACAATCATACTGCCATTATTGTACCAGCAGTATGCAGAATCGATACGATAAGACATAGGAAAAATTCCCATATCTTATATTTATTTTCAGTAGGGCGAGGGGGAATCGAACCCCCACGGGAATACTCCCAGCAGATTTTAAGTCTGATACGGCTACCAGTTACGTCACCGCCCCGTGTATGGGACCATTATAACTCAGAGAGTTGTAGTGGTCAAGTGCTGGTTGTCGGGATCGAACCGACCTGTCTTGCCTTATGAGGGCAGTGCTTTCGCCAGAGAGCTAAACCAGCTATTTTATATTCAACGCTCGATAAGTAGGAGTTAATGAATGACAGTTAGGGCATAATACTCGAAGATTGTCTTTACTAGCATTCTTCCTATTACCATCAATGTGGTCGATTTCTAGTGTTGTATTTCCAGAAACTGGATTGACACCTGCCCAACTACATTGAGAGCATTTGTATCCTGCTTCTTCTAGCAAATGTCTTCTAACATAACCAGAGAGTGAATTACCCCTTATTATACCAGATTTTGTGCCATTCAACCATTCAGTGATATATTCACGATCTTGGTTGTCTTGCTGACATTTACGAGAACAGTATTTACCTGTCGATTGTGACGGCATATACTTAAAGTTTTTTTCACAAGATAAACACTTACCAATCATTGAACTATAAGTTAGAACAATAGTATTTATACGATTGTTCTAACTAATGGGAATGCTGGGACTTGAACCCAGTTCTACCGCTTATAAGGCGATGGCCTTAACCCATAGGCGACACTCCCATAAAAACCCTGAAGATCAGGGTGCTTCGTCGTGCTCAGTGTGTATTCGCACAAAGTCATCATCCGCAGGTATCATCACAGCAGCTCTACCTTCTTCATCCACAATTCCTAACGTCTCTCCATTCTCAACTCTTTTGATTAATTCATCCCATCGTTCTTGAAATTCTTCCACGGTAAAAATTTCCATTTTGGATATTTATAAATCAGAGAGGATTGGAATATGCAAGACAATCATCACTGACTTGATCACGAACAACTTCTAGTACATTCATGAATTGATCTACGGTCTCACACTCCACAACTCGTTCGTTACCTTCACTCGAATACAAATAGAACTTACGTGCCAAAGTATCGACAACACAACGACTCAGGATTTCTTCGGTGGGCATTGGGTGATTCATTTGATTACCCCCATATTATAGGGGGTCTTGGTCCTGGTGTCAAGGGGGTCTTAGGAAAAACTTTGAACTGCAGCAATTGCCGATGTATTTTTAGTTTTTCTTGCGGTAACTCTTTCTCTTAAATTTTTACATCCCCAATTTTGAAGTTCTTTCTCTTTTTTTGTATTTTTTACGGCATTTAAATTCGTTCTATTTACTGCAGCATCTCGTTGTGCTCTTAAAGATACAATTTGTGCTTGAAGTGCTGTAATTGAATTGGCAATTGATACACAAGTTGCACCAGGTACTGTTGCTCCAGTATAGTAAACATTAGGGACAGTTGAAATACGTCTGGCACTGTGATCTGTCGTTATTCCAGACACATCAAATCTTCCTTGACTTGTAACTAATGATCCACCATCATCTTGCTTTACATTTTCATAACCATATCCAGCATAAGATGTTGATAGTGTTACAGTATCATCCGGATCAAAGGGATCTTCTGCGGCAAAATTTTGATTTGGTCCAGACATACTTTGAAATATCTTTAATGCATCTCTATCTTGATTGATTACGGTATAAGTGGCAAGATCTGTAGTTACTCCCGAACATATTGTATTACCAGGCAATGTGGTGCTGCAAGCAACTCCAGGCCAGCAGTTTCCACTAGTTGCTTGTGCAGATAACGTTGCAATTTGAGATTTTAATTCATTAATCTGTGCATTGAATGATATAATTGTATTATCAGGAATTGCACAAAACTGTTGAAGAGTTTTGACATCATCCTCAATTTGCTGTTCAACTTTTCCAACTACACTCTCATCATATAAACCACTATCTTCTTCTACTTCTTCTTTTGACCAAGTTCCATTAGCATTTTGAATGATGTTCACTTTCATCATCTTTGTTGGTGCCGTAACATCAGATTGTTTATCAAAGACACCGTTTAATTGATTTTGCTCATTCTCAAAAACTTTAAGAGCATTATTTCTTAAATTTTCATCCATTTAATTGAATCATCGTAATAATTTTTATTTATTTCCTTCTAGGTCTGTTATTCTTTGCTTTAGTTCTTCAATTTGTTGTTGTTGTTCTTTAATTGCTTCAATTAAAACAGCTGTTAAATTTCCATATTCAACAGTTTTTAAATCTTCATTTTCTATTTTTTCTCTAACAACAACTTCTGGAATAACTTTTTCAACTTCTTGAGCAATAAGTCCAATTGCAATATCTTGTTTTTTTGCTCTACCAGGTACGACATCAGGATTCCAACTAAAAGAAACTCCTCTTAAACTTAATACTTTTTCAAGAGAATTTTCTAAATTAACAACGTTGGTTTTTGATCTTTGATCTGATGGGCACGGAGCACAAATAGTAGATCCGTTGTAAAGCCATGCACCTTTAAGTTTTCCTGCAGGTGATTTTAAATCCATTGTGAATGCGTTTGCATCAAATTTTGGAGCAACTGTACTCCACTCAGGAACTGCGGCAGCTTTAATTCCATTAAGTTCAGAATTAACACCATTATAAGATATGTCTAATGCTCCAAGAGAAATGTTTGATCCAATTTTGATGTCAGATCCAAAACAATTTCTAATACCAGTTAGTTGTTCAAGTCCAATCGTATTAATTGATAATGGTGAAGTTGCTGAAGGACCGACTACCAATGAAGCAGCAAAAGGAGTTGCCATTGCACCTTGACCACAGTGCAATTTATGAATTGATGCAGTTCCAGGTTCCCAAAATCCTTTTGGAATTACAAGTGCTCCACCAACTAGAGGATTAAAAACATCTAATGTACCAACATCTAGAGTATCAAAAGCCATAAATTCTCCTTATTTGCAACTAAGTGCGATTCCATCAATTAGATCCTTAACTGGACCTGGAATAAAATTTCCTAAAACACCAGCAAGTGGTGATCCTTTACTTATATCCTTACATAACATGTAAATAATACCATCGGCATTGAAAGTGATTGAATCTGGAGTTGACATGCAGATTTTTGCACCACCCAAAGTCATTTGCTCTCCAGCAGTCATGGTAATTGCTTCGTTTGCTTTTACCATAAATGAACCATCATTGCCATCTCCAATGGTCTCAATGAAAATATTCTTTGCTTTTAACTTAATATTTCCATTCTCGGCAATAATTGAGATATCACCTTCCTCAACAATAATTGATTTGGTTACGTTCTCTTTTTCTTTTTGTTTTCGATCATCTCCAGGTTTTTGTCCTTTGATGATCTCATGAGAAGTTCCACGAACTATTTCACCCTTGTTTCCATCCTTGGTATGAGTTTGATTATACCCATTTGTTAATGAAACAGTGTATTGAAGTCCTGGATCTTTTTTCTTCTCTGCTCCTGGACCAAAGAATACTTTTCCGTATGGGTTATCACTAAGTAACCATTCTGGTTTTGACATATTTTACCTCACGCAATCAATAACTCTGATGATGTTTCTCTGCCCAGTTTGAGTTGTTGCTCCAAGTTCATCATCTGTGGCAACTCTACTTTTAACAGTAGCATCTCGACGTGTCGTTGGATCTAGAACCCTTCTACTTCCTGAGTCGATAGAAATATTTGGAGTTGCATTAGGATCTACTTGTTGTGTACCATCACCAGGGAGTGGATTGACTCTAATAATTTCAAACACAGGTTTAATCTCGACTCCAGCACCAGCATCACTATTTATTTCTATTTCAGGGATGTCCGTAATACCACAAATTCTGTTTGAAAGTTGTATGTCAATAATTTGTCCAGATTCTGTCATTTTAACAACTGCCTTAAGACCTTCAAGATTGGGAGTGATCTTAACAGTATCAGTTGGTTTATATCCAATACCTGTTGAAAGAATTTTAAATCCAGATAAACAGACGTTGTAATCATTAACTCTTGTTCTGGTTGGATCAGGATCTATTGGTTCATCAAATTCATTCAATCCTGTTGGTTGACTTACATATCCAGCACCTGAATTTACAACTACAATGTTAGTAACTTCTCCATCATCATTAATTTCTGCATATGCCGAAGCGTAATTTCCATTCTCACAGGGATCTAATATCGTGACAAAAGGAGGACTGCTATAATTAGATCCACCAAAGACCAGATCAACTCCAACAATTCTACCAATTCGATCTACTACGGCATTACCAATCGCACCAGATCCACCACCACCAAAGATTTCAACTGATGGAGGACCACATCTAAATGGTGCCGTATCACATTGAGTGATGCTATCTGGAATTGTGCCATCATATTGCCCTAGTGTTCCACCAAAAATTGGTAGATCTTTTGTCCATCCAGTTGCACCTTCAATGATTTGAGAATCGGATGGAATTGGTAAGAAGTTATTAAAATTGTCAATATCCTGTTGATTTGGACCGTCCTTCAGAGGATTACCTATGAAACTTTTAACCTGCGGACAGTTTGGCTTTGCACACAAGAATGATTCAAATCCAAGAATAAAATCAAGTGCCTGGAAGACTGATCCTGCAATTTTACCAACACCACCTAGTACATCATTGATTTGATCAAGTATAGGACCGATTGCCTTATCAATATCTGATGCTAACTTATTGATTAGAGAATTTGTCCACTGTTCTGCAGCACAAAAAGGAATATTAACAACTTTGCCAATGAGTTCAAATAAGAAATCACCGACCATTTGTGCCAATCCCTTGACAATATCTTTGAACTTACAAAAAATTGTATCGACGACTTTTTGTACGATAGTATTCTTAATTGCCTTGGCAACTGTTGGTATAAGAATATCGAGGAGATCTTGTATACCTGCTCTGATTTTTCCGATTAGATAGTTTCTCAATCTCTGAATAAGAATTTTAAGAATAGCAGCAATAATACTTCCAGTGTTACGAATCAAACTACTGATCTGACCAATTTTATTGATTGTTCCATTAACATATAGTTGACCGTACTTTTTAATCTTCTTGAGAGTTTTGAAGAAACTGAGTAGTGCGGTATTGATTCCAGCAAGTTCTGATGTTCCGCAAGGATCTGGTTGAACTCTTTCCTTTTGATACGTTTGTAGAGCTTCTTGGAATGCTGTTGAATTGATATATTCTTCACACTTGGGAGGATCTACATATCCAACTCCCTTGTCAGTTTGTAATGTTTTACATGCTGCAGATTTTCTCTTTGCTTTTTCTTTGTCAATTGAATCAAGAATATTTTGAGTTGATTTAAACAGTTCTTGCTGCTCTGGAGTCCAGGTATCACTACCTTGCTCATTTAATTGTGCAACTACATCATTATTACCCTTTGCAATTCTATCAATTGTTTCGTCCGAAACATTTGCCCATACAGGATCTGGTTGAATTGGAGTATCTGGGACAAATACTGATGGTTGCTCTGAATACGTTCGTGCATTTGGACTACTAGCAATTTTTCGTCTAATACGATTTGCTATGTCGGCACTCATCTCACCAACAATTCTTTCATTAGTTTGTTCATTGATTGCAATATATGCAGATCCATCAGAACTTACTTTTATAGTTGTTGGTTTTCCTTCAAGATCAAGTCCAGTAAATGTATTTCCAGCAAGATCTGTTCCTGGTCTTGGTTTTCTGGGTGGTGATACTGGTCCTTGAGTTACATTTACTCCAGCAGGAATTGAAACCTTTTTTTGTGTTGGTATGTTTGGTATCTGACCTTTTGATTCTATTTCTTTAACTACATCATAATTTTCTACAAACGTTGCCGTATAATTATCAGGTCCAAGTAAATACCACTGTGGTTTATTTTCTACTTGAACGTATATTTTTCCACCAATTACTTTAGTTTTGGTTACGTTATTTACAGACATTTATATTTTCACCTCCTTATTCTGATATTTATGGGTCATATTATCCTCTCCCAGCTGCTCTATTGGCATAGAAAGTTGCGGAAGCATCATCTCCACGAAGTGTTGCTTCTTTACTCATTTGTAGGTTAAAAGCAGTTTCCTGCATTTTATTAAAGGTTGCGAGAGTGGAAACAGGAATATCTCGGTCTTTATAAGTATAATTTGTTTTGTTTCCATCAGCATCAATAATAGTAACAGTTTTTGTCCCATCTGGACTTTCTGTGATTATAGGTTCTTTTGGAATTCCACTTTCTGATACATTTTTGGATTGGGGATCTTTAGTTGCTCCAGCAATTTCTTCCTTTGTCGGTTGTGCTGGTCCTTTTGGTTTTGTATCATCACCAATGATCTGATGAGCTCCAGGAGTTAATCCAGAATTGAAACGATCTACCCTTTTGAATTCTGTCGTACCATTTTTAGATTCTCGTATGTCAAATTGAGTTAGGTTATTACCAAATACATGAACGACTGCTGGAATCTGTTCACTCTCATCCAAATAACATGCCATGACCCATTCACCACCCCACAATCCACAAGAACCACCATTCAAGTTACCATGAGAAGTTGATTTTAAAACAATTGCCCAGGGTAAGTTTTCGTCTTTTACTTCATTCATACTAGGATGCTTTCCAGGTATTCGAATTCTAACTCGATCTCCATGGGCATCTTGCCACTTTGCATTTTTCACATGCTGATTTTGACCAGGAGCAACTTGGGCAATAAAGAATTTATTGATATTGACCGTTGCTAAATTATTCATTACTTGCTTTTATTTGTATATAGACCGTAAGTGTCACGAACTAGTGTCATTGATGTAAAAGATCTTAAAGGATCAAAATGATGACACAAATTGACAATCAAATATTTTCCACTGTTGACCGGATCACCAACTCCCTGAGTTTTCTTTCCCTGTGACACAATCTCAAAGTCACATTGAATTGTATTACCTGCTCTCAGATTTGGATTGCATGGAACTTGAACTTGAATGATCTGAGTGAATAGCAGATTATATCTCATTGTTGACTTTGCTTGCCATTCCTTTGGATCATTATTTGGATCGTCTTTTATTTTAGAACTCAGAACTCCAATGTCTTTAATATGAAAATGAGTTCTTGTATAAGAATCTAATTGTGGAACAGATAGATTTTTACCTAATGATTTTTCAAGACCATTATCCGTTAACTTATAAATTCCCTCTTCATAACTAAAAGATTGAGGATCCCAAAAAATATTACGACTTTGATACACTCCAGACTTAAGTGCCGTGATTAGATCTTCTCTTTTAATGTCTGACTTAAGTGCAATCTTAAAGTCATTTTCATCATTCTCCACACCAGATCTTAAAACATCTGTTCTATAATAAGTTTCAACTGGTGGTTGAGATACTAAGTCATCAATTGCTCTAAAATTAAATCCATCTCTGGTTTCATAGAAAAAATATCCAGGGTTCCCTCTTCCTGGTACAGATTTTGATGCTAGACTGCAAATGACATCAAACACATGACGAGTATTTCCAATGAATGAATATGAATTTCGAGTTGGTGTTTTAGTTGCAAGTTTTGTTTTCAGATAATCAGCAACTAATTTTTCTACAGTATTTGTGATATTACCCGAGTATGGTTTAAAAATTGCGGTCTCTTGATTTAGTACGGCAGATTTTGAAACCAAATTCATGACAATTGCTTCACGGTTTGATTCTTGATTTGGATTGATCTGCTTATCAAATACCAAAGGATTATTAGTAAAATCAAGAGTTCCTAGTTTTGATCTGATTTTAAAGGATACATTTACATCACCATTCAGAGGAAGTGCAGAACTCAGTGTTCCAAATCTTGTTTGCTTATCAAAAGTTTTATCATAGGTAGTAGCACCACCAACATCCATTAAAGATAAAACTGCAGTAATATTTGGTGATAACAAACTCTCGTAGTAATCAAAACTTGTTACTCTGGCACCATAAGGATCCTGACCAGTAATATCTACTCTCTTACCATTTTTTTGAATCTCAAAAAGTTCATATGCTGATGCCTGTGCTGCATTTGCCATTTATCTTATAATCTCCATATTTCTGGTAACTTCTGTCTTTGTGGTGATGAACTGGATGCCTGTTGCATTGGGACTGGATATGGAAATGGTACAAAAGTTTCTACTGGTTGTACCGCATAAATGAACAGTGATTGATTTCCACGACTACTTGTATTATTTAATAGTTTTCTGTTACCACCTCCACCAGGTCTTTCTAATGCCTTTAAAAGGTTTCCGGCAGCTCCAGATACTGGATCACCTGATCCTGCAGGAGATAATTGTACTCCACTGGGTGGTTGTACAATCTGTGCTGGTTTGATTGCTGTT